ACTCTACGTTTGAAGTTATTCCGCCATGGCAAAATAAATTACAAGCTATCTCGTATGAAGACGCGATTTACACGAGAAACTCCCATTATTCGTTCGAGCTTAAAAACAATAAGCTTAGAATCTTCCCAGAACCAAATTCTGGATCTCCAGATACCATCTGGGTGCAGTTCACAATCCCGGACGACGCCTGGTCTGAGAACGAAGAAGGACAAACTAGTAATACTGACGGCATTAACAACCTTAATACCATGCCTTTCGCTAATATTCCTTTCCAGAATATTAACAGCATCGGCAAGCAATGGATTAGAAGGTTCTCTTTGGCTATTACTAAAGAAATGCTAGGGCAAATTAGAGGAAAGTTTGCTACAGTACCAATCCCCGGCGATTCAGTTACTTTAAATGCTTCTGATCTTCTTTCACAAGCAAAAGAAGAGCAAGAAAAGCTCCGCGAAGAACTCAAGACTGTCTTGGACGAGCTAACATACAACAAGATTGCTCAAATGGAGGCTGAAACAATCGAAGCAGGCAATCGTACACTTAAAAATGTACCAAATGGCGTTTACGTAGGATAAGGGGGGTAGCTCAAGTTGTCAGAAAAAGATAAATGGGAAAGACCAGCGGCTCCGCCACCTCCTCTATTTCTTGGTGAGAAAGAAAGAGACCTAGTAAAGCAAATAAACGACGAAATTATAGAAAGAGTCGTGGGCCAACAAGTAACCTATTATGCCATAGACACAAAAAAAACAAATTTTCACCCACTTTACGGAGAGGCAGTAGTAAAAAACTTCTTATCTCCAATCAGAGTGTATGCACTTATTGAGTGGGATGGATTGAAGACGACTACTAGTCATTACGGTCTAGATAAAACTAATGAAATCACAGTACACTTCCACAAAAGAAGATTAACAGAAGATCAAGACCTATTTGCCAGAGAAGGCGACTTTGTTGCCTATGGAGATTTTTACTACGAAATTGTTTCTTTAAGTGAGACAAAACAATTATTTGGACAGATTGATCACAAGTTTGAGATTTCTGCAAAGTGCATAAGATCAAGAGAGGGACTATTCGATGCCTCGTAATGAGAAAAAAGACTATTCATATACAGAAGTTGACGATCCTACAGTGGTAGATGAAGAATATTTAATGCCTTCTACGATCGAAACTATCGATTATGCCGTTTATGATTGGCTAAACGAAGATTTAAATATTTTTGCAACAACGAATAAGGGCTGGAAAAAGACTCCGATTGTTTGGGCCAGTCCAGAGAGAGCAAAGTTTAGAGAAGAAAAAGAAGCCCGAGATAAAGATGGTGTTTTAATACTTCCGGTTATTTCTGTTGAAAGACAAAATATGTCTAAAGAGATATCTAAGAGAGGTAAGTTTTATTCTCCAATTCAAGCCAATCCGGCATTTCAAGAGGGCGTAATAACTATATCTAGAAAAATTCAGCAAGAAAAAACTTCTAATTTTGCGACGAAAGATGCGTTTAGAAGCCGCCGTGAAAAAGCAACCCCGGATCGAAATAAGCCTAGACACAACAAGAAGGTGGTGTATGAAACAATTAGCATACCAGTGCCATCGTACATGGAAATTACATACAACATTGTTGTACAAACAGAATATCAACAGCAAATGAATGAGATATTGTCTACTTTTCTAGCATCACGACGACCAGGCCCAGATAATTATTTTAAAGTTTATCGCGACGGCCATGAATATGAAGCGTTCTTTGATCCATCCTATAATGTGACAAACAATATTTCTAATTTGGAAGAGGCAGAAAGAACATATCAAACAAATATGAGTCTTCGAGTTATGGGATATATATTTTCTCCGGATGAGAACGGAAATGGACCCAAAATCACAAAGAGAGAAAACGCTGTTGAATTTAAAATTTCAAGAGAAAGAGTAATTGTGGGAGACAGGCCGGAACACATTGGAAAAGAAGGGTTTTATAAACCATAAAAGGGACTTTCGAATTAACAATTACTATTTATAAGATGAAAAGCTTAAAAGGCGACATCTTTTATTTTAAGAGGAGATATACACAATGTCAGTTGATAAGTACAAATTCGTATCACCAGGAGTTTTCGTAAAAGAAATCGACAAGTCAGAGTTACCCAGTACTGCGCTAGATATCGGCCCAGTAATCATTGGACGCACAGAGCGCGGACCAGCCTTCCGACCAACCATGGTTCAAAGCATGGATGAGTTCGTTCAGATCTTCGGAGAGCCCATCCCAGGAGGCCGCGGCGGCGACGTTTGGCGACAAGGAAACTATTCGTCACCAACGTATGCAGGGTTTGCTGCTCGCGCGTATTTAAAAAATAACGGCCCAGTAACAATTGTCCGAACTCTTGGAATTCAGGATGACGAAGCTTCCGCCACTTCCAAGGCTCAAGGCGCGTCTGGCTGGCAGGTGTCTTCACCAGGAGAGACCCTCTCCGACGGCGGCGCCTACGGTTTCTTCTTAATAAATTCTGGTTCTACTGAACTCGACGATATTACAGGTTCGCTAGCTGCAATTTTCTACTTAGATGGTTGTAGAATTGCACTTTCTGGTACGTTAATCTCCAACGATGGAACCGATACAGTGTCCGACTCCACGGCTTCAAACGGCGTAATTATAGAAAGCGTTAAGGACGGAGGCCTTAGAGAGTTTAAAATCGCGATTGAAACTGCCGATGGCGGCGACGACCGCGACGACCTGGGCACTCACACACTTCACACTTTCAATTTTGACAGAAATTCAGATAAATACATTAGAAAAGTTTTCAATACAAACCCAATTAAAACAAATACTAGTACAAACGACACTGCAACTCAAGAAAAGTATTGGCTAGGAGAAACCTTTGATAACGTAGCGCTAAGCGAAGTCACTGGTGACGCCTTTGGATTAATTATGCCGCTAGAAAATTCGGCTGGTACAACCGAGGGCGGTGATTTCCTCGCGAAGGAAGCCACTTCACCAGAAACTGGCTACTTCTTTGCTCAAGATCTTATCGTTCGTCCTCCTAACGCAGATAATGATTTTGTTGCTGCAAATCAACCAGAATTATTTAAGTTTGTCGGTTTAGCCACTGAAGGAGAGTATTTACAAAAAAATATTAAGATTTCAGTTTCAAATATCAAAGCTCCTGTAGATACAGACGTTGATCCCTATGGCACTTTCTCAGTAGAGATCCGTGATATTTATGACACTGATTCTCGTAAGAATGTGCTGGAAAGATTCGATAATCTAAATCTAAATCCAAATTCGCCAAACTATATTGCAGCGATTATTGGAGATAGATACATCCAATGGAGCGCAGATGAGAGAAGATACAAAGAATACAACGACTATGCAAATAGATCAAAATTTGTACGAGTTGAAATGCATGAGAACGTTTCGAATGGCTTAGTTGATGAGCAGTCCTTACCATTTGGTGTCAAAGGGCCGTTAAAATACAAAGATGCCATCCTCTCTGCCGCAGCCAACGAAGCTTTTAATATTGATAATATAGGTGATACTTTCATAGGCTCCGGACTTAAAACTAGTTATTGCAACAGTTATCGCGACCAGGACACCAACCAATTTGTTGGCCCATCTCAAGAAGCTGCGCGCAAAATGCTTCTCAAGTTCCCTTCTATTCCACTAAGAAGCGCTTCAAATGCGCCTGAAAACTTTTCAAATCAACAAAGTGCTTACTTTGGAGTAGATCTATTAAGAAGCGGCTCAACGGGAACTAGCAAACGGGCTATTGACGAAAGTATTTTTGATATGGTTCGAACAAAGCCTGGCGATCTTGAGTCCTTCGGAGACGAAGAAGGTGTGCTAGAATTAATGTGGGCATTTACTCTTGATGATTTGCATCACGACAGTTTAGACGCCGCGCAACGCCATGTCGCTTACGAATCGGGCTCTCACGCAGAAGGACTATCAATCTCCGCTATTAGCGGCGGATACCAAAACGTGCTCGATAGAGGATTTAACAAGTTCACGACAGTGCTTCACGGCGGCTTTGATGGACTAGACATCACCGAGTCTGATCCTTACAGGAACACTCTCCTCGACGGTAAATCTGCAACGACCAATTACGCTTATGCTTCTCTGAAGCGCGCAATTGATGTTATCAAAGATCCAGAAGAGATGGATTACAATATCGCGGTGATGCCGGGAATTACAAATGAATCGCTTACACAAGATCTCGCAGATGTTTGTGAAGACCGCGGCGATGCTCTAGCTATTGTAGACCTCAAGGGCGGCTATGAGCCACTTCACGAGGGTGTCCCAAGCACTTATCCGAAGCTTGGCTCTGTTAATGATACAGTGTCAAATATGAAGGCCCGTGAGCTTAATTCCAGCTACGCCTGTGCTTACTACCCTTGGATACAAACAAAAGATTCCACAACTGGACAACTTTTATGGGTACCACCATCTGTTGTTGCCTTGGGTACGATGGGGTCTAGTGCAGCCGATACTGAGCTTTGGTTTGCCCCTGCAGGCTTTAACCGAGGCGGCTTATCCGAAGGATCTGCTGGTATCACTGCAGTTTCTGCAAGAGAAAAACTAACTTCTGACCAAAGAGATGACCTCTATGAGAATAGAATCAATCCGATTGCCTCATTCCCGTCAGAGGGCCTAGTAATCTTCGGACAGAAGACAACACAAATTAAATCTTCAGCTTTAGACAGAATCAATGTCAGAAGATTGATGATTTTCCTTAAGAAGGAAATTTCAAGAATTGCAAATGGAATTCTTTTTGATCAAAACGTGCAGACAACTTGGGACAGATTTACTTCTCAAGCCAATCCGCTGCTAGCCAGTGTCAAAACACGATTTGGACTAGAAGATTACAAGCTGGTTCTTGATGAATCAACAACAACTCCTGATTTGCGCGATAGAAACATCATG